TATCACACAGAGCAAAAATTAGCAATACTTTACTGTGATATATTTTAGTATATGTATACTTTTGATGGTAGTAATACTTAAACTAATTATATATAACTATTAGATTATTAGGTATTAGATTATTAGGTATTAGATTATTAGTTGATGTGGTATAATTCAGTATATGTATATTTTTGATGGTAATAATATAGCCTATTATAACTAATATATAACTATTAGATTATTAGGTATTAGGTTATTAGGTATTATATATAATTATTATTAACTAGGACTAATACCAACAGAAAATGTTCGCAATCAAGTTGCAAACATTTTTTGGTGAATAATATTTTTAATATTGACACAGTGTTTTGGTAGTGGTATAATTTTTACATGGTTAAAGTTTTATCTTTGGACTTATCTACAAAGAGTTCAGGCTACTGTGTGTTTAATAATCACAAGGTAATTGAGTACGGTACTATCAAGAGTGATGAGGATAGCTTTATTGAACGTGGTCAGTACATGGCAGAGTTTGTTAGACTTCTCTGTGAAAAGTATGGTCAGTTTGATAAAGTGTATATTGAAGAGCTTAAGGTAATATCTAACCAAAAGACTTTGGTAATGCTTGGTATTGTTCAAGGATTGGTTATTAGAGAACTCCGTAATAGCACAGTTAGCTTAATACCTCCAACAGTTTGGAGAAAGCCTTATGGATTGAATGGTAAGAGAGCAGAAGCCAAAAAGAAGGCTATTGAACTCTGTGTAGATAAAGGTTTCTCTGTGAGTAATGATGATGAAGCAGAGGCAATCCTTTTAGGACTGTATGGTGTTGACAAAGATTAGGTATTATGTTATACTTAACTAGTACGCTTTATGGTTAAAGCCATAAGAGGACACCTCCTTACAGTTTCCTATGGGGAGTATATCTCCCTGTAGGTTTTGTACGTATGGTGAAGAGGCTTAACACAATGGTCTGCAAAACCATCATTCGTGGGTTCAAATCCCACTACGTACTTTGGTTAATAGGTATCACTCATGTGAATACTAAATGACGGTTAAAACCGTCATATACACTCTTAGCTCAGTTGGATAGAGCATACGCCTTCTAAGCGTAGTGTCATTGGTTCAAGCCCAATAGGGTGTATCTCTCTATTTAATATTTTTGGTTCACACTTCTGCTGAATTGAAGAGGGTTGGATTCCTTCTGTGTGAGTAATTTAATCTTGTGAAAGGAAAGACTCATGGCAGTTAAAACTAAACTTTACTCAGAGACTATGAGAGAGCTTAGTGCTCTTGATGAAGACTCTTTAAGACTTTACCAAATGCGTTGGGGTTTGATTGATGTTGAAGAGGAACTAATTAACTCTGTAGGTTATCATGCCTATAGTCAAATTCCTCCGTGTACTCCTATTGCTAAAAATGCTATGCTTCAGATTATGGCATCCTTTGAAGATAGTGTTGAGCGTAAAGAATGGGCTGACCGTATCGAAGGTAAAGCTACACAAACTACAGTAAATGTTAACCATGACACTAAAGATGGTATTGAAGAGCTTAAGAACTACACTAAAGAAAAACTTGATGAACTCTTTGGAGATATGTAATGGCATCACACAGTCCGAAAGAAGATTTATTCAAGGAGCATTATGATGAAATAGTTAGTCTCCTAGAGGGGTTTGCAACATCTGTTGTGACTATGGGAGACTATCTTAGTGCTGAAGAAGCTTTGATTGATTACCTAATTGACACTTACTCAGAAGTGTTCCTAGGAGAGATTGATTATATCTTGGACTCTCTAGGAGTTGATATGACACCACAAGAGACTATTGAAGTCCGTAATGGTGTAAATACAACTAACTATGCTAGAAGCAATTACTCAAGGCTGAAAGAGATTTTTGAAGCTCATGCACAAGACTTAAGAGCTAAGGTTATTGATTCCACAGAGACAGTCAACATTGATGACTTGCTTTCAGACTTCAGACACAAGCTAGACAGAATAGCTATGAGTGAAGTACAGATGCTTATTGAAAAAGCTTCTGTGGAAAGTGCTAAGTTGTTTGAGATTGTAACTGAGAACTCAATTCTTAAGACTTGGAATTGTGTTGGTGATTCTAGAACCTGTCCTACCTGTCTTGCTATGAATGGTACTACAATACCAGTCACAGAGAGCTTTTCAAATGTAGCACCTTCTGTGGATATTCAAGAAGAGCTTAGTTATACTGGAGGAGATATTGTCTATGCACATCCAAGATGCAGATGTTGGGTCACTTACTCAAAAGCGTAAGGTATTATCCAACAAAGAGAAGTTATCAATCCTTCTTGACCAGGTAACTCCTCAAGAGCAACTTAGAGATGCTGTTAAAGGCAAGATACCTAAGCACTTTAAGAGGAACACCATTAGGGAAAGAGAAGGTTTTGAAAAAGAGCTTGAGTATTACAAGCTAGGATTCACTACAGCCTTATCTGAGTTTAACTTAGAGCTATGGTGGTCACAAGCAGTACAATTCGGTGCTTTTCTTAGTGGTAAGTATAAGACTGGTTACTGTGTAGCAACTCCTCGTTATGGTAAATCTTTCCTCTGTGGTATTATGTCTAACCATTTTGCCTATGAGGGAGAGAACTGTTACGCTGTAGGTTCTACACAAGAGTATTCAGGAATTATTATTCAACACGCTAGAGAGATTTTAGTAAACTCTCACCCTGATGTAAAAGCTATGTTGTCCTTTGATGAAAAGGATGTCACAGCAGTAGACAAAAGGCTTAAGCGTGGTTTATCTTCATTCTCTAGTGAGGGATTCTCATTCAGAAATGGAGGTAAGCTAGAAGGTCTATCAGCAGGTTCAAACTTTACTGACCCCTCTAAAATCCATATCATTGGTAGAGGTGGTAATATGTTTGGAGATGAAGCATCTGATATTTCTCCTATTGCCCTAGGTCACATGGGTCGTAGAGAGTTTGAGTCAGATGATGGTAGAAAGCTGATTATGTACCTAATCTCTAATCCACGTTCACTTAACAACTTCTATGACTTCATGGTAAATGAGGACTTAGCAGAAGATGAGTTTGTGATGTGGTTAGATGTGGTGACAGCAATGGAAGAGGGAAGCATTAAGTACACTAAAGACCAACTAATGAGGTCACAGTTTACTATTACTGAAGACTCAATAAGGGAAAACCTACTCTGTGAGTTCCCTACTGAGCGTTCATCCTTCTTTGATTCATCACCTGATATTTTAGATAGCTTTGACACTAGAGGTAAAGACCTTGACTTCTTCATTGGAGTCGATAGTGCCTATAAAGGTTCTGACAGTATACAGGTTACGGTGTCTGTGGTTGACAAGAAAAACCATTTTACTGTAGTGGATACAAAAGACATTAAGCCTGCTGAATGGATTGATGGTATAACAGCTATTGAGATAGTGAATAACATTGTTACATTGGCTAATAGGCTTAATGCCAAAGCTATCGGTATAGATGCAGGTGGAGGAGCACACATTGTTCAACCTCTCAAGATGAGAAGGTTATCAGGACAGCTTAAATGCCCTGTTTATGACATTAACTTTGGAGGTAAGCCTACAGAGATTAAGGTCATTGCAAAAGACCCTAGTGCTGAATATGCCTTTAACCGAAGAGCAGAGATGCACCTTATGTTAAGAGGTATGATGGAAGCACAAAGGGTATCATTTGTGAGAAAAGTTTGGGATGGTATTAGCAGACAGATGTCATTCGTTTCTGAGATTCAGAAGCCTGAAGATAGACTTGTTAAAATCAGACCTAAATCTGAAATTAAGAAATTACTTAAACATTCACCTGATGAACTGGATAGTGTATTGCTATCTCTTCATGTGGCTGAACTGTTTTACCTAGGAGGTAGCTAATGAGCTGTGGCAAATGTCGCAAAGATGAGTGTGGTGGCGATTGTGCTATGGATAGGTATTTTAATGCAGAGTATAAGGACAGACTAGTATTCCAAAGTTCAGGCTTTAGAGGAACTCCTGTAGGAGAAAATCTAGAGGACATTGAGAGACTAGCTTTAGACTTACCTGATGTTGATTACATTCTAGATAACATTGTGAACTACATGTTTACTAACTACCTTACTACAGAAGACTTTGACAAGGATAAGGTTCTAAGGGATTATCTGTATAGACTTAACTTCAATGGTCAACGTAACTATGATGTATTGAAGCAAGTAGCTAAAGGTTACCGTAAATATGGTTACTATGGTCTACTGAATACAGGTGAAGGTTTAGTTGGGATACACCCTAAAGATATTCTAGCTTGTGTAATTGATTATCCTAAGAAGCCAGTCCTTAGACAAACGCTTACATACCTAATCAAAAACACAAATACTTATATTACACCTTATGACCGAAAGACTGGTAACAATAGACCAGTAACAGACTATTCACCAGAGGACATCCAAAAGATTATAGAAAATCCTGAAGAGTACAAGAATGAAGTCCTTGTGGTAACAGAAAAAGAGTTCTCTTGTGTACGTATTGATACATCTCAAGTATTCTGTATGTCACCTTTGCTTAAGGATAGAAAACGTGTTGAGCTTATTCTTAATATTCTTAACCGTATGAACTATGATATTTCTCGTAATGGTATTGGTACTATTGCCTTGCAAGCTAAAGATACTCTTGAAGAACAGATTGAAGAGAGTGTTGAGCAAGGTACATCATTTAGTAGTGGTGAACTACTTGATATGGGTAGAACTGCTAAAGGTGAAAGAACCAAGAAAATTATTGAAGATATGAACGCATTTGCTGAAAAACTTTCAGAAACAGAGTTCAATGATGCTATTGTGTATTCAGGAAATTTCCAAAACTTAGAACAACTTGAACGTGATACTAAGGCTACAGACTTCCTTGACTACTTGTCACAGTATGTTCCTGCTATCATCTGTCAAATGTTTGGAGTTCCTGCTAGATTATTTGACCTTAACAAAACTGTGTCTAACATTGGTACTTATAGTATTATTGATAATGCTATGAAGAACACAATTATCCCAATGCGTGACCATTTCTTAGGTCAAGTAATTCACATTTTGCAAAATGCTACTAATTTATCTGAGCATATTAAGTTTGACAGTTATGAGTTCACAAATAACTATAACTACAACAATGACCTTTACATTCTAGAGGTTTATGACAAACTTAAAGTAATCAATCCTAAGATGGCAGAAGCATATCTGAAGAAAAACTTAATTGTATAGGAGAAGAGATGTCTAATAAGATTTTATCCATTGAGGAGTTGTCAAAACTACAAAATAGCTTTGTAGAAGCAACTCAAACACAAGAACCAGTAGCTATCCAAACAGCAACATCTTCTGTTGTGAATGGAGATAGTACACAGATTGGTTCTGCATCACCTAAAGACTACACAGTTACTTTGTGGTTACCTATCATTGGTAAAGCACCTGAAGGAGCTGAGATTGTTCAAGATGGTCATGCTTACGTACAAGAAATTTCAGCTAAGTCTAAGTATATTACTCCACGTATTGCACGTAAGGTTCGTAACTATGCTTCAATCATCTCAATGGCTTTCACTGACTTCAAAGAGAATGGTGATACTGAGATTTACACTCCTGAAGACTTGTTCAAAATCTATGAAGTGTTTGATGATAATGTTATTGATGCTTGTGAAAAACTAGTTGGTGAAGTTTTAGGTATTCCTGAACACTTGACTGAGTACATCACAGATGTATCACTAATGACTAACTGCGCTAAGATTCTAAGAGAGAACCCTTCATTTTTTCAAATTGATTAGTTACCTTGTCCGATATAATTGGGGATTAGTCCAAGGAAAGGTTAAGCCTTTAGATGAGTATAAGGGTTTAGCTTATGAGGACATGGTAGTAATTGAGCTTGATGATGTAGAGGAAATGGTTCTCACTCTGTGCAAAGAGTACAACATGCAATACCATTATGTTATGGATAGTATGTACTACTCTGATGTCACAGTTATCTATGCTAAGTTAGCCAATGAAAAATCCTTTAGTTCTTATAATGATTACCTTAATCTAGATGAAGAAGCTAAAGGAAAATATGTGACTGATTTTGGTAAACCTAAACCCTTTATATACCAAGTTCTTAATGAAGCAACTCAAAGAGTAAACATAGAAGACAGTAAAGACGGACTCAAAGGTATGTACCGTCATGGAGGAAAATTTAATGACTGAAATTATTTCTGATGTTTTAGGCTTTCTTGATGAAAAGCGTAAGAATATCAAACCTGAATATGTAAGAGCAGGTAAGCCTGTTTATACTCTACGTAAGTATGCAGAACTAACTGACCTTGATGCAGAGGTTCTTATCAATGGAGGAGTTGAGAACGTAGCTCAGAAAGTTCCAATCATTGGTAGAAGTGGTAACATGCTTCGTACACCTCGTACATCATACGCTGTGAACGTAGATGTTGCATTTGATAACCGTGTTAAGGTATCTACACAGACAACTGAAGATGGTAAAGAGGAAAAGGTTTATACATTTGTGGTAGACCAACGTGCCTTGATGGAGCAATCTTCAGGACATCTTTATGCTAACTTTGTTGTAGGATATGTAGTAGGTAAAGGAAAAGGTAAAGGAGCTAAAGCTGAAGTACGTGGTATTGTTCACGTAAAAGAAGAAGAGTTCCTTAATGACTTTGATACTACATTTGATACAGCATCTATGGAAGAAATCATGGAGCTTATCAATAAGTATCGTCTTGAAAATGGTACTTCTAAAGTCCTTACAAACATTGAATTTTAACTTTATGGTATGAGAGTTGCTAAACTCTCTTTTTTTGTTATACTATTATTAGAACATTCATGGAAAGGAGCACATAGATGGCTACAATTAAAGTTCCTGAGATGAATTTGAAAGTAGAAGTTGCTGATGAAACTTTAAACTTCAAGTCACCTCTAGCTGAAACAATTCTTGCTCAACTACGTAAAGTAGTTGTTGGTCAAGAACAGATTCAATACTTTGATGTCACAGACAAGAAATTCAAGTCATTCACCTACTGCTGTGGTGATAAATATGAATTTAACTTTACTACTAAAGAAGTTAAGCTCAAAGAGACTGAAGTTGATTGCTATGGCTTCCCTATTACATATGCAGGAGATAAATAATGGAAGTTAAGGAAGTTGGGAAAACTTACCAACAACACCTTAAAGAAGTTCGTGCTAAACAGTTTGGGTATGAAAAAGAAGTTATTTCTCCAATTACTGAAGGTACGAAAGTGAAGGTGATGACTAAATGAGTAAGTTTCGTGTAGCTCGCTTTCTTAACAGAGACTTGGTAGTTCGTGTGAACTTCTTAAACGATAGTGGTATTATCCAAAATCAACGTAAGTATTTTGAGTTCTACCCAGGTAATGATAGTGAGAATGATGGTTGGTATGAAACTACTGACCAAGTTCTCATTGGAAGTTTGAAAGAGGCTACAGAACAACTACCTTACTCTCCTGAGACTGAAGCAGGACTTAAAAAGGACAATGTTAAGTATGAATATGCTTATTGTGCTTCCTGTGGAGGTAAGAAAGTGAGAAAACTTAAATATAATCTGTTTGAGGTGGAAGAGTAATGCCAGTTAAGACTAAGATTGCAGAGCAAATCATGTCTGAGATTGACGATTACCTTCAAAAGAAAGATAACCTAGACATGATTATGAACCTCTCTCACAGTAAAGAAGAGAGAGAACAGTTATCTGTTGATAGAGTGGAAAATTCTGAAGGTTACATGACCTTGTTATCAGAAGGCTCTGTGCTTTATCAAGATGACACAATCCGTTTGTATATCTGTAAAGGTACACTTAAAAAATGGTATGACAGTATTGATGGTTCTTTTGAGGGATATGTTTCTACAGGTCACAGAGACCTTAACTCATACCCTGTAAGAGAAGGTTATTTTAGAAAGTCAGACCTTAAGCTAGTAGAAGACTCTAATGGTAGATGTGACCTACTAGTTAAGCCTCGTGTAAACCTAGAGCTTAGTAATATCAAAGACCTTATCATTCAAGATGAGCCTTTTGCTATTTCATCTGAGTTCTTGTGGTATCCTAAAGAAATTGAGGATGCAGACATTGAAGAATATGCTAAATTAGTAGTATACAATGTTGAGCATGGTGGTGGTATTGATGTACCAATAACAGACAATATTGAAATTACAGGATTCTCATTTGTGGGTAATCCAGGTAATGCAAAAAGTGGAGGATATGAACCTTCACTACTAGTAAGAAATGAGGAAGAATACTTGAACAGAAAAGAAGTTCTTGATAAAGTTCTTGCACATCTTTCTACACAAGCTGAAGAAGTTGTTGAAACTCCTGAAGCAGAAGTTGTTGAACCTACTGAAGAAGTGGTTGAAGAAGTGTCTGTAGAAACTGAAGAAGTTACTGAGGAAGTAGCTGAAGCTACAGAAGAAGTTACTGAAGAGCCTACAGTAGAAGAAGATGCTTTGACTAAAGCTATTGAAGCTATTGAAGCCCTTACAAAAGAAAATGAACAACTTCAAGCAGAAAATGCAGAACTTAAAGGTAAACTTTCAGCTAAAGAAGCTGAAGAACAGAAAATTGATGAAAAGTTCCAAAAACTAAGTGCTTTACTTGAGAAGGCTAACCCTTCTGTGGAACAATCACAACCTAAAGAAGAAAAGCAAGTGAGTCGATTCGGTAGAACTCGCTTTGGAGGATAATATAGTGGCTGAAACAAATTTTGATATTCTTTTGGGTGAAGCTATTGATAACTTGTATGAGCGTACTAAAGCTCAACTAGCTAACAAAGTTAACCTTAATAATGAAGATGGTAAAATTCCATTTGGTATCTCTCGTGACTGGTCTAAAGCAGTACCTTCACTTCGTGAAGTTGGTATGGGAGATGAACTTGTAAATGACATTCTTAAACGTTTTGAGCAATCAAGCTTTGGTGCTTTGAGACAAGCTAAGAATGGTGACTGGATTATGGAAGGTCTTACATGGGGAACTAAAGCTCCTGACTTTGCCAATGATACTTCAGATGCTTGCTGTTTCACTGAGAAATTCACTATGCAAGCTACAGGTGATGCTACACCTATTCGTTACCTATGTTTTAAAGACTGTGAAACTCGTCTTGACCGTTTGATGAAAGACAAAATGCACTTTAAACAAGGTGACCTTATCAACATTTTCCAACGTTTGGGAATGTCTTATGAAGAAGCTGAACAATTCATGGCTTGGTACACATTCGCCTTTATCGTTCAACGCCATATCGTTCAAGGTATGTTGAACTTCCAAGGTAAAGGGCTTCGTCCTTTCGCAGGTGTGGCTGAAATGATGTCTCACCCAGGTGTAACTCCTATTGATGCTTCTGGTTCAGTTATTGGTGCTTTCCGTCAAGTAGCTTGCTATCTTGATGTGTTGGATAACCAATCAGCACGTTACAAGATTTATGTGCATCCACTTACTCTTCGTGGAATTAAAGCTGAAATTGTTCCAGGTAAAGATGGAAAACTTCCTCAAGGTTGGGCTGTAAACGGTGAGTCAATCACATTCAAAGGTATTCCTTTCGGTGTATCTTACCACTTGCCATTTGACCTTGAAGAAACAATGACTGGTGAGGCTTATGTAATTGACCTTGCTAGAGTAGAAGCATTGACTCAATATGACTTGTTCATTCCTCAATCAGCTATCTACACTCAACGTACAGAAGACACAACTAAACCAGGATGTGAAGTAATCTGTGACAAGTATGAAAACTTCGGTTTAGTACACACTAACTCACACATTTCTCACTTGCTTGTGGCAAACATTCCACTTGAACAATCTTGTCCTGCTGTTGTATTTGAACGTGTTCAAGGTCTTCTTACAGGACTTAACCCATTCCCTATGGCAACAATTCCTGCTAATTAAGGAGAAACATTATGCAACCTGAATTGGAGTTAATTAGAATTACTGAGAAACTTCAAGAGCGTTGTGGATGTTTTGATTGTGATGATGGAGCAACCATGCAAAAGTACATGGAGAGTTTTCTCCGTGTACTTGCTAGGTTGTTTTGTTGGACTGACGGTGAGTGTGATACTATCCTAAGAGCACAAAGACATGAAGTCATTCCTATCACTCAATTTGAGATGTGTGGATGTGATGCTATGGTTGAGATTAAGCCTTACTACTACAAAGGTTTTGACCCTACTACTTTAAAAGTGTATTTACACAAAAGAAAAGGGTTAGAGCGTGAAGAGTATGAGCTTGACACTACCAAGTGGAATTGGTCTTTTGTGGATGGTACTATTCTAATCAACGTTACAGATGAGCTTAGTCCTTGCTGTAAATGTTGTGACCCTTGCTCTTGTGAGGCAGAGTATAAGGTAATTCTTGACTATGAAGCAGGATATACTCATAAGACACTACCTGATTGTGTCTATGATGCTATGTGTCACTTCTTAAGCATCTTTATTGCAAGTCAGAATGACTGTGGTACTCTAGATGAATGTGCTAATATGGATAGACTAGCAGTAGGAGCAGTTCTTAAACAAAAATCTGTCGATTATATTGTTAGAGAATGGACTATTGACTCAGGAAGCATTGATAGGTTCTATGTTAAGCTTATCAACACTTGGTCTATCAAGACACTCAGTTCATTATCATTGTGTAAGAAAAGTTACACAGACAATATGTATTTAGCTATTGGGAGGAGAAAATGCTAGTAAAATTCAATGGAGAACGTAAACGTGAGTCACGCTCTTACGGATGCTCTAAATGTGGTACTGGTCGCTCTATCAATGGTGTTGAAACTTATTCTACTGTGTACCGTACATACTATGAAGGTAGACTTTATGTTTTCTTGAAAGATAAGGTTTATCCAGTAGATGAAATTCTAGGTGGTTACCTAATCAACCTTAAGTACACAGATAATGAGGGTAACATCCAAAACACTTTTGAAAGAGTGATTGAGAACACTACATCTACTTATGTTCCTGACAATAAGGAAAAAGAGTTTGAGCTTGAGACTAAGGAAGAAAAACCTAAAGTTGAAGAAACTCCTAAGCCTAAAGAACCTAAAGTTGAAGAACCAAGGGTTGAGGAAAAACCTAAAGTAGAAGAGCCTACAGTAAGTAACGCTATCGTAAATGAAGGTGTGACTGAAGCAGAGCTTTAAAGGTAGGTGGTATAATGAGCTTACCTTGGAATAATAGAGAGATTCTTGTATTGAGACAAGGAACTGCTGTTCCAACTTATGATGAGAATAGTAGACAAATAATGAAATGTTTGTGGGAAGAAGTAGAACACCTTAAGTGTGTAGACCACATGCCTACATCTAGAGGTTCTGAAAGTGATGCTACAACTACTCATGGTCTTGAAGGTTCAAGGCAGTTAGAGACTTTCTACTTCTCACTACATAATCAATCTCACGCTTGTGATTTTGATATTAAGCATGGTTACTACATCATGCAAAGAATATCTACAAGATGTAATAGGTTTGCTTGTCCTGAAGATGCAGGATACCTATTTTGGAAAGTTGTAGCTTGTAGAACTTATGAAATTTTACCAGGTTGTTGGGATATTAAGATGACTGGTGAAAGGCTCATTCCTCGTGAGTCTGAACAGCTTATCCTTGAGTGTGCTCCTTATGTTAAGCAATTACAGGGGGTGATTACTCGTGACCACGACTGATATTCATAACTGGAAGGGTATTGAGTTCTCAAAGGAATTTGTTGACTTTACTGTTACAGGTATGCTAGAGGCTAAAGCCACAGGTTCAGTTCAAACTGGACGGATGGTTAGGTCTATTAAGATGAAGAAAATACTTGATGGTTTTACTGTGTATAGTGATAGGGCTGATTTTCCTCCTACAAGAAGAGGTAAAGAGCGTTACTACACACATGTTTACCACCAAAGAGGTTATCCTCCTAGATATTCTGCATTTCCTTTTATCTTCATAGCATTTGATACTGTAGGAGAGAGTGAGCAACTTGTAAACTCTACAAGTGGATTCTTTGGGATTTATAAGGCTCTAAGACCTTCAGGAAGAAGAGGAGCTGGAACTGCTAGATATAACTCTAGTGATACAGCTAGTGCTAGGGAATACTTAGTTTCACAAGGGAGAAAAAATCAAGTTAAAATACCAAGGAGAGTAGCTAGATGATTAGTGCTGTATATATAAACATTAAGAAGTGGCTACAGATGTATGGTTCAGGAGTCTTAGACTACTTTATTCAACCTGATAACCCTGATGAGCTAGACCCTAGGAAAAGGTATAACAACTTTGATGAACAGTTCAATAAGCATGTAGGAACATCAGAGCACTTTCAACTTAATCAAGGTGTAGAGTTTCCATTCCTTGCTATTGATATTTCTTGTGATAATAGTTCAAAATGCTTTTCTAAACTATATGTAAACTTCTCTGTGTACTATTCACCTGTAACTCCTCCTACTGGAAGAGTATGTATTGAAAATACACCTGAAGGTAAGTTAGAGTATAGAGAAGAAGTACATTGTCAAATCAAGAATATGCTTGTTCACCAAGTTCAAACACCTAGAGGCATCCAAAGAAAAACATTCGCTCAAGATGTAGCCTCATTAGACGGATGGTACTTACCTATTAGAGTTAAAGTAACTGATATAGGTTGTCCTGAAGACTTCTCTAATGAGCTTGTAGATGAAGTTGAGATGTTCTCATTCCCTGCTACACTATCAATATTCACTTGTATGTAAAGGAGTAATTATGGCTGTAGAACAACCATTAAACCTCAATGCGTTTTTCATGTCTCGTAATGAGATTGCTAATCGTCATGGAGGGAAGCTAGAGCTTCAAGCTGTATCTCGTGTTCGTGAACACATGGTAGAGGAAGGCTCAAAGAAAAAACCAGTTAATACACCATCAGAAGATGGAAATAAACAAAATGCAAACCAAGGCAAAAAGGAGAAATAAATGTCTAATTGTTTTGTAGATATGTCACATCCTATGTATGGTTACAACACACAAGACAAGGATTCTAAAATCATTGTGTCAATCACAGAAGAAATCAGACCTTGTGTACGTTGGAAAGCTATTAAACAAATTGCTATCCCTTCAGGAAGCCTTGTACAATATGTACGTAAAGATGTTCCTGAAGACCAACTTAACTGTAACCCTATCAAATGCTTGAACACAGGTACACTTTATGTTAACCCTGCTGAGAAAAAAGCTTCTACTAAGTACCAAGTACGTTCTGATGCTGATGACTTCGCTCTCGGATTTAACATGATTTACCTCAAATTACCTAAAGCAGGTAAGTATGAGTTTAAAGCTATTGTGTCAGACTTCAAGGATGTAGCTCAAGAAAATTCTTATGTTTACACCTATGGGTTTAACACTTCTGCTCCAGGATATGTACTTCGTACAGTAGACTTTGCAGATTCTAAAGTTATGACTCAAACAGGTACAGGTTGGAAACCTTCTGACCACGGTATTGTGATTACTTATGAAGTAACTTACAAAGGTGAAGATGAACTTACAGGTCATATCGGCTTCTCATCTCCATCTATTGTGAATGACCGTTCAGAACTTCGTAAGTTCTCTAACGTGTTATTGTCATGTTTGACATCATTTACTCATAATGTATCTGTGCCTGCTACTGATGCTCGTTGCTTCGGTAGACAGTATGATAAATCTCAAGTAGAAATTACTAAAGAGATTACAGCTACTACTACTTCATGTAATGACTACTGGTTGAACCCACTTCAATCTATGTCTAAGAAAATGACTAGTGGTATCCCTGTTACAGATAGCTTCATGATTGAAGAAGTTACTATTGATGGTAAACGTTATGGTTCACTTTTGATTCCTGACCTTTACTATGAAGACTGTAACACAATCACAATCTCATCAGACAAATGTGCTTGCACTTACTTGTCAAACATTCCATTGTCTACAGGTGTAGAACTTGAAGATGATGAGTTCATTGCTTTGACACAAGAGCACCACGGTTATGAAAGAGGAACAGTTCTTGTAAATCCAATGTATATTGGTGAAAAACTTCTCGTAACTTACAATGGTGAGCGTGATGTTGAGTTGATTGTTGCTAACGACAAGAGACTTAAAAACACACACTTCAGAGTTACTCAAATGGTTGAGAACACTCGTGGAGTTAAAGAATACTATGTATTTAACAATGTATTGATTACTGAAAATTCTCGTGAGTTCTCTACAGAGGGAGAAATTACCTTGTCACTTACTTTCACAGTATCTCGTGATGAAAATGGTAACTTCTATGAAATCCGTAGAAACGTTGAGGATGTAGCGTAACCATAGGAGAAAAGTATGGCAGTCAGAACCATTAAGGTTGATATTACAGGATTAAAGGAAATTGAAAAAGCCCAAAAGTCTGTGTCAGCTCTTAGGGATTCTGTGTTAGACTTTGAGAAGAAGCTAGGAAAGATGGGTGGCAAGAATACTTCGCCACTCTCTTTTAATGTTAAGCTCATGTTTAATACGGATAAAGCCCTCAAGGACTATCTAGCACTTAAGAAGCAGATTGAGGCTATTCCTATCCAAGTAAGCACTAAAAAAGGAACATCTACGGGTGGTACTAGTCAAGATACTACCATTAGTGGAAGAAGAGAAAGAACTTTTTCTGCTGATTATATTAAGGTTAAAGACCAAGATTATCAATCATGGAGAAACCTTCATAAAGCTATTCAAGATGTATCTAGTTCTACTTTTAGCTTGTCCTCTCAAATGTTAAGATTGGGAGCTGTCAACCCTGCTAAAGGTCTTTTAGGTGTGTTCAATAAAGTAAATAGCACTATTCTAGGCATCCAAGGAAACCTTATGGGTCTAGTAGGTAACAAGATTACAGGTGCTATTGGCACTGCTGTGCAATCTACTCTAGGTGCTGTAAGAGGTGGTATTGGTCAACTAAAAGATGAAGCCAATAACCTAGGTGATGCTATGCAGGTTTACCGTATCAACATGCAAGCTCTTGGTTTTGATGAGAAATCAGTCAATAAATCAATCAAGCGTTTGGGTGATTATGGTAAATCAACTGTGTTTGATGCAACTGACTTGCTTGAACAGGCTTCTACCTATACTGCCTATGGAAGAAAAGATGCAGAGCAGATTGTAAAAGGTTATGCAGGACTTCTAGCACAGACCAAAAACCCTATTGAGGGTATGAAAACTGTAACAGAGCAAACCTCTCAAATGCTTGCCTCAGGTGTGCTTAACCAACAAGACTACAAGTTTATCAGACAAAGACTATCTGCCCTAGGAGCATCTAGACTTAATGCTGAGTTACAAAAACTTGCTGAGTCTAAAGGTGCTGATTCAATCATTTCTGCTACAAAGAAGAGACTTATCTCAGCAGATGAATACCTTGATGTGGTCAACAAGCTAGGTAATGAAGATACCTTCCAAAACCTTGTAAACTCAATCATTACACCTAGACAAGCCATTGCCAACTTAAAAGAAACACTCTCAAACTTACTTGTGTTTGATGATATTGATGAGGAAGGTAATGCTAAACCAGGAGCACTTAACCAAGTATATGTAGCAACTCGTGACTTTATCAAAGGTATTACAGAGATTGTAGGTACTGATAAGTTTAAAGAGTATGTAACTAGACTAGGTAATGCTATTGGTGGAACAATCCAACAAGTAAATCAGTTTGGTTCTGCTTGGAAGTTAGCCTTTAGTAAACAATTCACAGATAGTATTGAGCACTTTGCTAAAGCCTTCAATGAAGGTGTGAAAGGGTTAGATGTAGGTACACAGTTCTTTAATGTCACTAAGTCATTCCTAGGAGTGCTTAACAATACAGGAAGACAGTTTGGTACTTTTGTAAGAGACATTGTGAAGAGTGGTTCAGAGCTTGTAGAAAGTCTTGCTAAACTAGCATCTCAAGCAATTACTGGTGGAGCTTTAAGAGTATTATCAGGTATAGTTGATATTTACAATAATATCGCTAAACTAGCTGTGAACTCAGAAGCTGTCCGTATTGTTTCTTCATTATTCCTACAAGTTACAGATACCATAAATACTGTTGTTAAGT